ATGGGTACGACTACACCATGAATCAGCAACAGGTAGAGATGGATATTCATCATTCTACAAAAAACAAATACAGTTACACCAACTTTCTCCATTAGGCGAAGTTATTGAAGAATGGACATTAAATGGTGCATTTATCACTGATGCATCTTTTGGAACTTTCGATTGGGGCAGTGATGCTGTACAAGAAATTGAATTAACAATTCGATATGATTGGGCATTCTTAAATTTCTAATAAAACAATACAAAACAAAAAGGAGTCGACTTTGGCTCCTTTTTTAATTTAGTTATAAAGGCAAAAAAATGAGTAACAACAAATTAACTACACGATTACCAAATCAAAACATTATTGAAACTGCGCGTCAGCAGTATGAAAACACACAACGAAGCAAATTACCTAGCATTGTAATCGATTTACCTAGTAAAGGATTAATTTATCCGGAAGACAGCATACTACGTGAAGGAAAAGTAGAAATGCGGTATATGACTGCATATGATGAAGATATCATAACTAATGCATCATATTTACAAAATGGAATACTTTTTGATAAATTAATAGATGCTGTATTAATATCTCCAATTAAAGCAAAAGATATTGCACCATTAGACCGAGACATGTTAATTGTTTATTCTAGAATTTTATCATATGGTCCAGATTATCCGATATCGGTAGAAGATCCAAAAACAAAAACATTATTAGAACGTAATGTAGATTTAAGTAAATTAGCGCAAAAACCATTTGACTTGGTTCCCGATAAAAACGGAGAATTTGATTACAAGGTAAATGATGATATTACTTTAAAATTTGCATATAATTCTAAAATAGAAGAAAATGCAACAGTTTCACAAATATTAAAACAACTTATTCGACAAGTCGGCACAACACGTACTGAGTCAGACATTGAACATTTTATACGCTATGAATTTTTAGCGCGTGATGCTAAAGAATTTCGTACATTTTATGTAAAAAATGCACCTGGTATTAATTATGAGTATGACTTCGAAGGTGAAGACGGAGGCACCTTCAAATCTAGGTTTCAAATTGGATCAGACATTTTTTGGTTTTAATCCACAAGATAGAGTACAATTACACGAAAATATATTCAATTTAATATGGCATGGCGAAGGTCGATGGGACTGGGATACTATATATAATATGCCTATTTTTCTGCGCAAGTTCTATATTAAGCGAGTTAATGCAATAATACAAGAACGAATTGATCGAGTTGAACAACAGCAAAAACAGAAATCTCGAACAACAACAAAATCACCTAGGTAAATATTTATATAAAAAGTACGTAGTATGGCCGGACCTGTAATGCCTTTGTTAACAGAAATTAAAGCCCTAACCGGTGTCCTTTATGACGCCACTGACGCTGGACTTAAACAACGTAAATCATTAGTCAATCAAGTTACGAGCATGAAGGGCTTAACTAATTCAACAACGGTACTGAATCGTGGTATATCTACACAGATTGGATTTAACCAAGAGTTAATTGATACATATGTAAGCTTAGCTGCCAAATCACTAGTTTTTGAAGCTCGTAACAAAGAACTTAATAAAACATTTGGAATAAGCTCAATGGGAGCTGCAAAATTATCAGAGACAATACACACATTAGCTAAAGCCCAAGGATTTTCCGGTGAACAAGCTATAGGATATGCTGCTAGCATAAAAAAATTGTTACCAACAATGCAGCAACAAGGCAAAGCAACTGACAAAACATATGTGTCATTGCAACGTATTCAGCATGTATTAACTACCAATTTAGGATTAACAGAAGAAGCTACTGCAAAATATACTTTATATGCATCAAAAAATGGTGAAAATGCAGATGCAACAATGGCATTTGCATCAAGTTTAGCTAAGCAATTAGGCGATGAAGACGGCACAATGGGTTACATGAAAATGGCCATCGAAGGTATTGCAGCAGCCGGCGAAGACACTCAATTGCAGTTTGGTAAAATTCCTGGAAATTTAGAGATTGCTACTATAAAAGCAAAACAACTAGGATTTGAATTAGATGATTTAGCTGAAACAGGAAACCATCTATTAGACATAGAATCTAGCATCGGTCAAGAATTAGAATACCAATTATTAAGTGGTCATCGTTTAACAGATGCTAGCGGTAAAAGTTTAACAAATGCATATCGTGAAGCAACATTACGTGGTAATATGAGTGATGCTGCATCCACATTAAATACAATTCTAGAAAATGAAGGCGAAGTATTAGAAAATAATTTGTTTGCACGTAAACAAATGGCTGATTTGATGGGAATGGATGAAGCATCACTTTCCCGAGCATTGCAAAAGAAGAAGTTGTTAAGTTCTGATCCGAACTTGAAAGTACTTATGAATTTAGATGGCACCGACTTGCAAAAAACAGCAGAAGGAATGCTAAAAAATGGTGAGATGACTCAAGACTCATTTGATGAGCTTACCAAATTAAATGATACTCGAACAACTGATGATATAATGAAACAACAATTGATGGTAGCTCATGAATCTTTAGCAGTATTATCTTCAATGTTAACAGACGAACAAAAACAACGAGTTGAAGTACAGCGAGAGCTGCTTACTAACAAAACCGGAATACAAGGTTTTAAAGAAGAAGTGATGCTAAATCTCAATAAAGCAGAAATGCTAGGAGTAGGAAATACTGAAACCATAGCTGATTTAGTTGCACTAGCTACAAAAAATAAAGCTTTCATAGTTCCAGGTAAAATGGATACATATGAATCAGCAGAAACCAAAACATTAGGAACACAGGTAGTAAAAGATTCCGTTATTCCTGCTGGGTATGGCGATCGCATATTAACATTTCCAGAAGATACCTTGCAAGCCGATGTAGCATTTAAAAACAATGATACAATTATATCTGGGACATCATTATCTGGAAACGATTCTTCTGCTACCACCGGTGCAGCTACTGATGCCGGCATAATGGCCATGGCACGTATGATTGTTGCTGCAATTAACTCTAAAGGTAGCAATTTATTCGGAGCAACAAGTATGAATAATGCAACATATCAACCTTAAGGATAACTATGCCCACAAACCCAACTAATGGTTCATCACAATTTGTAGCTCCATATGATATAGTACCAAGTACGATATATACAAATCCAACCAATGCAGCGTCATCGCAATTTAACGGACCGTTTAACATACAAACAACACAAGAAAGTCTTATTGCTAGTCTCAGATTAAACCCAACCTTTCAAGCAGGTCCACGAGAATTTAACGGTGCATTTAATCTACAAACAACTCAAGAAAACCTAATTGCTGGTGGTACATTAAATCTATCAATTCCAGCAAACGTAATAATACCTGATGAATTTCCCCGGGTATATGGTAGTTACAATATTATTAGATCTGACTCTAATTTAAATACCAATGTTTCTTTAGCAAGTGTATCAGCCAAATTACTTGGCCAGGCAGCAAATGTTGTGGGTAGTCAAATGGGCATCCCGCAAATTGCACAAATAGGACAATCATTCATTGGTCAATTTGCAAATAATCAATTGTCTAGCACATATGTTACATTGCCAATGCAACGATTGAAACCGTTTGTGCCAGGAGTAAAATATTTAGATTTTAGAAGTGTTCCTCCAATTCAAGGAAGCGTTAACAGCAAATCATTAACAGCCTCTGAAAATTGGAAAAATGCAGATTTATTTAAAAAACCAAGTCAAACTGTAGCATTAGCTACAAGTCGTAGAATAGATGGTACTGCAGCATCTCTGCGAGGAAGTTGGAAAAGTGTTGCATATGCAGCTGCATCAATATCACCGGTTGGAGCATATAGCATTTTTAATTTAGATGGTGCTGGACCTACCGGATATGGTTGGGGTGATCATGACAATACATATGCAAATAGAAAAGATTTTACAGCAACAAGCCATGTAGCAACTCGTTGGAAAGCCGGCGGAACATTAACTAACGGAAAACCTTATTCAGGTCAATATGTTGCTACAAAAAATGTATTAGATAACATAACAGCATTTAGGGGTGACAAAGTCAATGTTATTGATTTTGGTAAACGTACATTAGACGCTGCATATTTATGGAAACCTAGATCCGGAAATAAACTTGCAAAAGCTGCTGACAACTTTAGCAACAAATTGAATATTACTCAAGATTTTATAAAATTCTTTTTAACCGGACCAGATTTATATAATGGTAATGTCAACGATCCAGAAGATGATATTATTGTTTTCCGTGCAGCAATTACTGGATTAACTGATTCATATACGGCGAATTGGAGTCCGATTAATATGATAGGGCGAGCTGACCCAAATTATCATTACACAGGATTTAGTCGCGATGTAAGTTTAAGTTTTGATATATATGCAACAGATC